AATACTCTCGTCCCCGGCAACCGCTGGGGCAAATCTGTGTCTATTGCGGAAAAGCACATCTGGAAGAACATCTTCAAGCATGGTCTGAAGGCCAAGACTCCAAAGGCGTGGCAGAAGGCTGAATACGAGACGATCAGTGTTGCCATGTCAGCAGATCAGGCTGCCATTGTCTTTAAGGAGGCCAAGGCGCTTTTAAATGATTCTCCTCTTCGGGTGCTCGTCAAAGAGATGCGGAGCACGCCATTCCCCCACATTATCTTCGCAAACGGCTCTGTGATGCATTGTCGTTCCGCCCATGATGATGGCAAGTACATTGACGGACATGCCTATCGTTACCTCTCGATTGACGAGGCAGGGTGGATTCCCAATCTCAAGAGCCTGATGACGAACGTGATCGTGATGCGTCTGGCTGGCGGGGGCGAAATTGACCTGATCGGGACGCCTAAGGGCTACAACGATCTCTATTTCTACTACGAACGGGGTCAGAGAGGGACACCCGGCTACTACAGCCAAAGGGGTTCGATCTATGACAATCCATTCCTTCCGATTGAAGACATTCGGATGCGCGACCAACTTCTGCAGTCGGCAGACCCGAAAATTCGCAAACAGGTTCTTGATGGGGAGTTCGTGGACTTCACCGGCCTTGCATTCACCCGCGATCAGAGGGATAACGCTTTCGACCCTGCGCTAGAGCATCATGAGGGGTATATCGAGGGCCATCGTTATGCGGTGGCCTTTGATCTTGGCCGGATGACAGACTTTACTGTTGGAATCGTACTAGATGTGACTAAGCGTCCTTGGCGGATGGTTTCGTACACGCGGCTGAATAAGGTTGCGTGGGAGGAGATCTATGCGACGATTGACCGGGTTACGAAAGAATATCGTTGTAAGTTTGCTCGTATCGACGCAACTGGCCCAGCGGGTGATGTCATTGAAGAGGAAATGACCAAGAGGGGTATCCGGGTTGATCCTTTCAAGACTAGTACTCGCGCCCAGAAACTCGACATCATCAATGGATTGCAGGCTGCATTCGATGAAAATCGCCAAGTTATAGGCGAAAGTGAGACAAAAGATGACAACGGGAGCATAATCCGTCATCCTGTACTTGAAGGCCCCCGTGAGGGCAATTGGGGAATTCTGCGTTTGCCGTGTATTTCGCAGTTGATGGATGAGTTGGGAGTGTATGCGATTGATGACAAGAACATCACTTTTACGGACTCTGTGATGGCGCTGGCTCTCGTCACTGATCTCGCACGAGAGATGGAGGGCATTCGTGCTCCTGTGGCCGGTGGCATGTTTTGGTCTGAGGAGGATGAAAATTCCTCTCTTGCGCGTGCGCGTTACGCGGCAGTCGAGAATGTAAGGATTCCGCACGGGATGCTTGGCGAGATCTTGGGAGGCACCAATGGCTGAGATGGACTTCAACGAGGTCATTGACCTGTATCGAAGGCTTCGGACCCAGTGGCAGACGAGGAATGCTGAATATGAAACGGCACGGCTTCGCTACAATGGGCACCATTGGGATGCGGCCACGAACCCCGAGGTTCAGAATCGTTACTCTCTGACGCTGAACTATCTGAAGCCGTTCATTGATAAGAGTATCCAGTCTTTGATTGGCAGGACTCCTGCTATTCAGGTTCTTCCTGCCGGTACTGATGAGGTCTCTCGGCGTCATGCTGAACAGTTGGAGGGTATCCTTTATGGTACTTGGGACGCGAATGATGCCGATACGGTCTTCTTCCAGACGGCTTGGGACTCTTTCGTTCTCCGACGTGGACTCATCTATGTGTATTGGGACCCGAAAGAGAAACTGGTGCGATTCAAGAATGTCACTCCGGATCGTTTCTTCCCTGAGTATGACGGAGAAGAGTTGTGGAGAGCGGTATATTCGTCTCGGCGTAGTACCGCACGGCTGAAGGCAGAGCATCCCGGCGAGGCTGAGTTGATCGTGCCTGATAGCGAGATGGATTACTCGTTTACTGGTATCGATGATGTCGGTCGTGTCACCGCCAAGGACCAGACTACGATCCTCGATGTCTTCAATACCGATGGTTCCCATACTCGTTTGATGGGCAACTGGATCAAGACTGTTGATCGTCCTAACCCCTTTAGGCAACTCCCTTTCCTTGAGTTCCCTTGCTATCCTCAGGGTGGCATGGCAGAGCCGTTGAATGCTATCGACCAGTTGGTGGAGTTGAATCAGTACCTCGATCAGTTGGTCTCCCAAAAGGCCGACATCATTGCACGTTATGCTAACCCGACGATCCTTGACTTCGCCTCTGGGCAGGGGCCTGAGGATATTCGCCGCGCTGTTGCTGCGCAGGGTGCTGTTATCCCGATTAGGCGCGATGGGAATATTGCCTTGCTGAACTGGCAGGGCACGGTCCCTGCGATTGATGAGCAGATTACTCTTATCATGGATGCCCTGTTTGACCTTGCGGGTAAGCCCCGTGCGTCGTTTGGCCAGACGATTACGAACCAGAGTGGGATCGTGACTAACTTGAGTCTTAACCCGACACTGCAGTCCAATGAGGCCCACGAGACCCTCTGGGGTCGCCGTCTTTCTAAGTTGAATGAGTACATTCTTCAACTTTGGGAAAAGAACATGAATGGGGATGATATCTCGTTCAAGGGTCGCTATTCCACTCAGACCGGGACCCAGAAGATCTATGATGTGGCGATTACTGGTAAGGACATTGGCGGGTGGTATAAGAATCGGATGAAGTGGCCGAGTGCTATTCGCACGGACGATCCCGTTTATGTTCAGAACCACCTTCAGCAGTTGACTGCTACTCCGTTCCCGGCACTTTCTCTCTATACCTATCTTGAGGAGATGGGTAGAGAGGATGTCGAGGCTGAAATTGATCGGATTGGCCTTCAGTTGGAAGATGCCCGTTTCCATCCCGACCGTATGACTGCCGCCGTTGATGCGATGTCAACATTGAGTGGTGCCGCTGCTGGCGGTGGTGGACAGACTACCGTTGATGGCTCCGATGGTGGTGCCGCGTTTACTGATTCAATGGAGGCGGCGGGGGCCCCTGATCAGGCTGCGCTCGCCCAGACTGGCGCGTAGCCCATGGTGGTCAACTCTAGCGCACAGGCAAAGGAGGCCGCGGAAGCGGCTGCGATCCGTGCTGCTTCTGCGGCCAAGGCTAAGGCGGCGGCGGCGGCTAAGGCCAAGGCTGCGGCTGCTGCTAAGTTGGCGGCAGCCTCTAAGGCTTCGGCTACGCTTAGGGCTGAGTCTGATGCGATTAAGGCCCGTTCTGCTGCGGCGGCGAAAGCCAAGGCTGCTGCTGCGGCGAAAGCCAAGGCTGCGGCGGCTGCGAAGAAGGTCCCTGCGGTTAAGAAGGTGGTTGCTGCTCCTGCCGCTTCTCGTCCCGTTGTCGCCCTCCCTCGTTCCGCCTCTGATCGAGTTTACGAGCCGCCCGTGGTTGATTCTGGGACTTGGAAGGATCTGAGTACTGTTACCAGTGGGACGGGCGGTACTCCGGCTTACGTTGAGGCTGCGCGTCAGCGGCTTGCTGTCTCTACTGCCGCGCGTCAGTCAGGTCAGGATATGGCGACTGTTATTAGGTCTGCTATCCAGTTGGTTCGTACTCCCGGCGCGGCTTCTTCTGCCGCACTTGAACAGGCTCTTGTGGAGATTAGGAAGCGGCAGGAGGCTTCTGGCACGCAGGCGGTCGATAAGAAGGTCCTTGATGCGTTCGATGGCGTTTATGACGCGTTCGCCACGAGTACTGCGGCTAAGTACAATACGATGGTCGCTGAGATCAAGGCCCTCCTCGGACGGAATACTGGTGGTAAATACAACCCTTCAGATGAGAATATCGATAAATACGAAAAGATCCTTGCGTCCGCTAAGTGGAAGCAAATTGAGGGTGAGTACAAGCGCCTGTTTGGCGATGGGTTGACCCAAGGGTCGTATGTCGCTTCTAAGCAGTTGCGTGATGAAATTGGTGTAAAGCAGCGCGAGTACCTTTATTCGGTCGAAAAGCAGACGGTCTTTGCTAGGATCGACCTCCTCCGCAAAAAGGGAGAGCAGGACGCCGCCCTTGAGTTGAGTAGGGCATGGGAAAATGGCGGGAAGTACCTTTTTGATACGGCAAAGATGGAAATCGATCCCGCCAAGACCGGATGGATTCGCGCTGATGACGGCGGGTTGAGGCAGAGGACCGTTGAA